CACCTAGGTCATTAAGAGAGGGAATCAAGCCAGCCTTCATACGATCAACTTGCTCAGAGTATTCTTCTTCTGAAACTCTTGTCAATCCTGGAACAAATACACAAGTACCGTCTCCTGGATCTCCATAATGCATTGCAGTCTTTTTTAGTTCTGCCATTCTAGAGATATCGTTCTTATCTGAAGGAATATTAAGAACGGACCCATTTCCATCTGTAAACCACTTGCCATTTGCCTTCTTATACACATAAAGGCCCCAGTCATAGTTCTTTTCAATGACTTGTCTTCTTACATTTTTTACAATAGGCTCACCAGTTTTTGGGTTTATTAAGGAATCCATAACCACAAGTATACCATATTAAACTGGATCTAGAACATATTTTACCCAGTTAACGTTGGTATATACAGAATATCCGTAATCCTTTAACATTATAGGCGTGTCATCACCGACAACTATCTTATTGGTTCCTGTATAACTCTTGTAGACCTCTGCTGGGTTAACCCCATAATAACTAGTTTCTGCCAAAACAAGAACATTGTTCCAGTTAAATGATGGTAAATCCCAAAATTCCCAGTCTAGGCCTTTATTATCTAAAACCTTAACCCTAAACCAGGGTCTTTCTGATATATTCTGAACTTCTTGTAGGTTTGTTGACTGATAATATGAAATGCTATTAAACAATAGTGGACCTGTCAGTCTTATTGCTCCCTCGAAAGATGAGAAATTCAAACTGTTGGCAAAACTTATACCCAAAAATCCCCACTCCTGAAGAGTTAGCACTGGCTCTTTTACAATCTTTCCATTCCAATAAAACCCTATTCCGTTTTGAACTATCCCAGTCTTTGCATCAATTGCATATATTTTTGCTCTTCTTCCACTTGGGTCATTTGCAACCATATAGAATTTTAAGTACGCATCTTTGCTTTCTATTTCAAATATTTGTGTAGGTGCATAGGGGAAATAGTCTCCATCAAACCTAACTGCCATCTGCATTGCAATTGCTTTAAAATCATTTGCTCTGCTAGTATTGATTGGAACCAAAAGACCTCTATTTACTAATGGGTCATGCTTTCCTCTAACCTGTATCCCACTTGTCTTAGTTAGGTATAGATATGATGATGATCCGCTATATATTGAGAAAGGATTTTGCTTTTTAAAATCATAATAGATTCCTGTTTTTGTGTAAGGATAAATAGGAGTTCCAAACCTTGTCCCAATTGGACTGGCGTCAGACTCATTCAATGCCTGGGATGCATAAGAAAGTTTTTTAATAATAACATTTCCAATATCTGAATCTTGAATATTCATGTCAATGTGTGTAACTATAGAAAGATCATTAAAATCTACTCCAGACGGTGGGTAGATAATCATGTTGTCTACAACCTCATACCTTGTTGTCATCCATTCTGTACCAGGAAATAGCATTCCGTTCCTTGATGGTCTTTCTGTTTTTGTAAAATAGAAAGGTGTTGCATTTGCTCCTAATTTTGTGTACTGAAAAGTTATATAACTCTTGACAATTGCTCCGTCTGTATCATATCTATAATCTTTTGCTATTTTATTCTTAAGATCTTCATAATCGTTATATCCAGTAAACAAATAATTGTCAAGCGACTCATAGGTTCTTTGAAATGGTAGGCCATACTCGTTTGTAAGTTCTGCATATGTCCAGTTCACTGGTTCGGTTTTTATTTCAATTGTTTTTGATGTTACTGGATAGTCAATGTTAAACTGAATAAAGTCAAGGTCAAAATACTGGTCTCCTCTTTTATCAACAACAGACTCAGCAAAATAAGTTAGTGGGATTTGATCTTCCCAATATGCATTTGCAGATACTGACAATTTATAATTATCAAACACCTTGTTAGGAACAAGAGTGTAACTTGCAACATGATCTATAAGTGCGTCTTCTTCATCAATAAAGACCCCTCCACCAGAGATAGCACCTACGACGGTTGAGGCTATTCCTACAGAAGGACCCATTGATGTTGTGTCTACTCCACCATCTATGTTTATTAACTGGTTATTTTGATATACAGCGAATAGGTCTTCGTTCCATATTGGTACACCTATTTCATTAAATAGTCCCCTGATTTTTTGAAAATTGTATTTTGTAGAAAATCCAACCTTGTATATTTTTCCAGTAAAGGTTGAAGTGTTATCTTTCTTTCCGCCTACATATAATCTTAGGTCAGATAAAGATCCAAAAAAGTCTGAAGCCTGATCTCCAAATCTTTCAACAAAGTCTGGAATATTTATTCCAACATCAACCAACTCACCTGGCTCAGCAACTAGTGGTGAGTAAAGTGTCTGCAAGGTTCCATTATAATTAATGACATATGATATTTGATTATTTAATAATTGTATTGAGAAATAACTACTGCTATTTTCTTTTTCAATTCTAAACAAGGTTTGTACTTGAGAAGATGCTTGTGGCAATCTAAAGCATCCGTAAAAGGCGGACACAGAACTCTTCAAGAAATCAAAATTTTCAAACAGGATGTGTCCAGACACTGCGTTCCAAGAAGCATTTGGTCTAAATGAGAAAAAGTTTACGGTGTCTGAAGATTGTGCAGTATTGCAATCTGAGAATAACTCTTCTTGTGTTTTTGAAGACAACAGGATTTGAGGGAGTGGATTTTTTGATACCGATAAGCCTTTACTCTGAATTAAAGTGTTATCGTTAAAAGCCTGTTGCCAAGAACCGATCTTAGGATATTGATAGTTACCAGAATAATTTGCAAAAGCATAATCAATAAACACAGAGGTTCCGCTATATGATGTATTAATGTTCTCTGGTATTTCAACACCCTGACCAAAAACAAACTTTCTTTTTGTAACTGCAGTTGGAACGACATATGGGTAAATTGCTACACAGTCTATGTCGATTGGAAAAACATCTTCGTGTGCATAAAATCCTATCCAGTCTTGATCTTTTCCATTTAAAGTTAGATCTGGAAAATCTAACAGGTCAGGATCATAATTAAACGATATAACCTCTTGCCCATTAATAACAAGAGAAGCAGTATCTTTTCCAAGTCTTAGGTGGACAAGCATTGGTCTTGTCCATTCTCCAACATAATATGTTTGATACTCATTACCTATCTTTAGTCCAATTGAAGGACCATCAACATAGATTCCATCATTAGATGCTATAGGGCCAATAATTCTCCTTCTATCATTTGTGTATGCGTTAACTCTAAGCCAAGTTTCTAAAGTATATTCTTTAAACTTTCCAGAATCATTTAAAAATCCTAAACCAGGGATTATAATTGATGGGTTGGACCCATTAGGATATATAGATGTCAAACTTGAGGTTCCGTAAACAAGTGGAATTCCTAAATTTTTTGCTTTAAGCATATTGTCAGAAATTAAATAATATCCATCTAGTTCTTGCAAACCATAGCATTTTGCAACAACAGCCTTTTGTGGAGCAATTGCGATTGTTGAAGGAATGTCTATTGGTGTTATTCCAAGAGAAGTAGAAGCAAATTCTTCTGACCATTGTCCAAAGGTTATTCCATTTACTAAAAAGGCATCTTCAGTTTCTGAACCTCCAATAAAATTAATCTTAAAAACTAGCCGTATCTTTGAATCATCTGGAGGCGTGTCAAATGTTTCTGATATAAAAACCCAATTGTTATTGATTACAGTGTCATAGTTTTTTAAATGTGTGACTACATCTCCGCTAGTTGTGTCTTCATACCTGTACCCAATTTCAAAACCAGCAATATAGGCACTTTTAGAATAGAAGTATCCTCCAATAGAAAATGTTTTTAAATAGGCATTTAGATCTTTAAGATTCATAATCTCAGAACTTACTGCAACAATAGATGCAGACTCACTAGATGTTGGAGTAGCAATGATTTTATTTACATAACTGTTAATAAATGGTTCATCTACTGACTCTGAGTATGTAGATACAGTTCCACCCGTTACCGTCCATTTTAGACTATTAGAAAGATCTCTTTCAGCCTCAGAAATTAAAGAAGCATAGTCTGCTTTGTCATCTAATGCCCATAGGCCAGTAGGGTGCTCAGCAAAGACTTTTTCGGCATATAGGTTTGATGGAGTAGACATTATAAGTCTATTTTATCATACTAAGATACTTTTATTTCACAGTAATCTGTAGTGCAATAAGCCTCGCCTTGAGCCTCAAGATTATCTACACCGTCATAAATTGCACTAAAATCAATATGCTTCAACTTGCCAACATATGACTCATACTGCTCTTCAGTAATCTGAGTATACGGTTGTTGAGGATAAACTGTATTTCCCATTGGCAAGAATGAAACAGCCTTTAATTGTCCTTCGTACATATTAAGTGCTGGAACAATATGCTTTGATTCTGTTTCCTTATCAAATGATAATGTTACAGATACTCCATTGTCAGACCAGTACTTCTGAGCAGTTGCAGCAAGTGCAATCTTTTCAAACAATGTTACATCTTTTTCAGATCTTGGATGACCTGACTTGATTGGGAAATAAACTACTGATGTATTTGCTGATACTACGTCATCTTCAATTGTGTACCCTGCTGCTTTGAACAAGTGCATCATTGGATCTGTGTTTCCAAATCGAACTGCACGAAGGAAGAACTCTCCCCCAGGACCCCAGTGAACTCCAGGAGTTGCACCAGAAAGAATTGAAACAGATCCTGATGGCTTGACTGTTGTTACTCGAATTGATTCACGAACACATAGCCATTCAGAGTATTGATGATCGTAGTGACGAATCTTATTGTATCCTTCATCCATCCACTCACGAACAATTGGCAAACCTTTTTGATCTGCAAATGATGCAATACCAGTAAGTGATGTACCAATACGACGGTTGCGTTGCATGATACCGTTTGTTTGTGGCCAGTGTGTTGGAACAAGCGTTACAGTCTTTCCATATAGGTATGCAAACTTCAGGGTACGCAGGAAGTCCTCCTTAGATTCATGACGATTCAAGTGCACTTCTACAAGTGTACATAATTCGTATGACTCCAATGGCTGCTCCGCACAGGGATTAAAGCCCATCACACGATAGTCTTTTCCATCTGGCGCATCCTTTAGTCTGCCATAATTACGAGCAACGTCAAGCCAGATAAAACCTGGTTCTCCGTTTTCTGTAATTAAATCTACATAGTCTTCGTACTTTGTTCCTACTTCTGCTGAAATAGAATTATTAGACATCCAAGCCCAACCTGGATTCTCTGGATCAAATGAGTTACGCTCTGGGAATAGTTCTGAATTCTTTAGGTTCATAAATGTTTCATCCCCCGCATTACCCAAAGCAAGAGTTGCTGAGCGTCGAACATTGCCTGATACCACGCAGGTACCAATAAGGTTTACAAGGTCTACGATAGCACGAGAGTCTAGTGTTTCACCTGCTCTGGAGCCTATCACACGGTCTATATGGTCGTGCAACTTGATAAGAGGTGCAGGTCCTGATGCAACGCCTCCAAAGCCCTTTATAGGGGATCCTAGAGGTCTAATCAAATCATAGTTAAACTTCTGAATGCTCTGGTTTGCTCTAAGATATGAGTTGATTAGAAGTCGAACTGACTCTACCCATCCTTCACGAGTGTCTGGGATTTCGAACACCTGTTCAGGTTCTGTTGGGGCATAGATTGAGAAATTCTTATCCTGTCCCACTGTATCAAACCCTACACCAATTCCAAGCATGAGAGCATCCATAACCCAAGCAAACAAGGCTCCTGGATCGTTCTTATCAAGGTCTTTTGTAGATACCATTGCACAGTTTTGTAGTGCTGCTGAGTTCTTCTTCTCCATAGTCATAGGAGTTCCAAATGCCCACATGCCTCGTCCTGGTGGTGTCCACTTTAATTCAAACATTCTTTGGAATGCTTCCTGTGCTGACTTCTGAGCCTTGTAGTCATTCCAAGGTAAGCGGTTTTCTTTAGCATGATTCTTTTGTACCGAATACATACCCTCTATTACTCGACGACAAACCTCATGCCATCTTTCTTTAGTTCCATCTTCCTTCATGCGAGAATATGTGCGAATAAAAGTAATTTCTCCAAGTGAGTTTTCTGCTGCATCTTTAAAACCAAATGGGCTCTCTTGTGCTTTGTACTTTTCTACGAAGTCTTCTGGAAGTTTAAAACTAAAAAAATCTGACATAATATGTATCGTCCTTTCAAAAACGGATTAAGACCTAAGTATAGCAGAGTTTTATGAAAAGCAAAACTCTACCTAAATCTATTGTTTAGAGTTCTACTTAAAGGTTTTCTTTTGCCAAAACTTTAGCCTGTAGCCATTTTGGAAAGTAGATCTAACTTTACTTCTTTGTTCTTCTATTTTTTTTGCTGGAAAGTTATTATCTAACTCCATTGTCCATTCTTCTCTTTTAAATGGAAAAACTTGAGACATTGGGGTTCCCTGTTTTAGTGTTCCCTTAAAATTCTTTTTTACCAAGAATGAAAGGTGCCCATCAGTAAAATAGTTATCAGTGTCAACAACGGCATCAATTGCCTTTAAAGGTGATGGATTTTGGTGAATTGGGTTTGTAAAAAATGTACTATATCCAGCGTCAGTCTGAACCATCCATGTAGGGTGAATTCTTAAAACTTTATTGCAATAGATATCTTTATCTATAGGTAGGTGAGAAACCTGCTCTTCTGAATGCTCACTTATAAGCATTGAGTGATACTTGTTCATCCCCGCAGGAAGTTGAATATTTAAATTACCGTCAGTTGTATCTATATATATATCACATGGAACTTTCAGAATATATCCCATTGACATAGCGTCAAAAAAGGCTTGACACTTTTTTACAGTAAGCCTCATAATACCTCTATCAGGAATATCACTTCCTGAGATTGCTGGTTGATCTTTATACCAGGTAGGAACATTTTTTGTGCCCTGTTCTGGTTCTGGAACAATACTCAACAATTGAGGATACATTTGAAGAAATTTAATAGTATTCATAATTCCCATTCTATTACCTATAATTATATCACAACAAATGCTTTAGCATTATGTTAAAATATTATTCTGGTGCAGGTTCTGGTTCTGGCAATGGGGAATCTATAGGATATCCATCATAGACTAGATAGTTTTCTGTAAAGAATATGTCTAGAGGTTCACAGTTAACAGAAATAACTTGATGATCCATGACTGTTATGACTAGGTCAACTATATCAATCCAAGAATTTGTCTGTGTAGACCATAACTTGTCTGTAGTCAAAAGGTTTGCAGACAAAATCATCTGTGCAAGACCATCTCTTTTTGCAAGTAAATGGTGAGTTCCTGAGTATGTTTCATTTCCTATCATTACAACAACTGAAGCATTTGATACTCCAATAGCCGTAACTGTTGTTGTTTGGTTTGGAACAATTGAAAGACTGTCTGGATTATTTGTCCAGGCTACCATCTCTTCTTTTGTAAATGACATTCCTAATCCAGGAACATCTGCTGAAACAAGAGTGTCTCCTACTTCAAGATCTGATGCTTGAACATATCCGTTTGTTGTTAAGATCAAAGTGTTTGGACCAACTGAGTACCAGCGAGATCCTCCACCATAAGCAGCAAATGCGCCAAATGCACCGAAGGCACCAAATGCACCGAAGGCACCGAACGCACCAAACGCACCAAAGGCAGAGAATGCACCGAACGCACCAAACGCACCAAAGGCAGAGAATGCACCGAAGGCACCAAATGCACCAAATGCAGAGAAGGCACCGAAGGCACCGAACGCACCAAATGCACCAAATGCAGAGAATGCACCGAACGCACCGAATGCACCGAAGGCTGCGAATACAGTTGTAACAGATCCTGATGCACCTGATGTTGCAGAATTACCATTAGCATTTGTTGCATAAACAGTGTATGTCTGTGCTGTTCCTTGTTCTTGTCCTACTGATACTGATGTTGATCCAGTGGTACCAGACTTTCCATCAGATGCTGCCCAAGTGTAAGATGTAATTCCTGATCCACCATTTGATGGTGCTGACCATGAAACACTGTCTGTTCCTGCTGATGGAGAAGATGCTGATGGTGCGCCAGGAGTGTCTGGTACTGTTGTTGCAGTAATTGCATTAGACAAACCAGAGGCTGGTGAAGTTCCATTAGCATTTGTTGCAGTAATCTTAAAAGAATAAGATGTTCCTCCTGCGAGTGAACCTGCGCTTATTGGAGATGAAACACCACTTGTTGCATATCCACCATCGCTTGATTGAACACCATACCCAGTAATTGCTGATCCACCATTTTCTGGAGCAGTAAAACTTATCACTGCTTCACCATTATTAAATGGTCTTCCAGTTCCAGTGTTTGTAGCACTAGGAGAACTTGGTGTTTGTGGAATAGTTGTAACTGTTACAGAGTTAGATGCAGCAGATGCTGGGCCTTCTCCTACTGAGTTTGTTCCAGTTACTGTAAATGTATAAAGTGTCGCAGATTGAAGATCAGTTACTGAAATTGGAGAAGAAGATCCTGTTGCAGTATATCCTCCAGGAGAAGATGTTACTTTATAAGATGTCGCTGCTGCACCACTTGCATTGGCGGTAAATGTTACATCTACTCGTCCATTATTATATGCACGACCAGAGCCCATATTCGTTGCTGTACCAATTGTTGGTGCTAGTGGAGCCAGGAAGTCGTTTGCCGACTGACTCATTCTACCTGCTTGCTTTGACATATTTAATCTCCTCTATTTCTTTAATTTTTTTATTATGCTGATAGGTCTCCAAAGACCAACCATCCTGCTGAAGTCTTCATTGCTGTTGCTACTGAGTTAGTTGTTCTAAACTTAAGTCCTGGTGTTCCCACGACTCCGTTAGTTGATTCAAACCGTGCTCCTGTAGATGATTCCTGGTAGAAGTCAATTGACTGACCAGTTGAGTATCCTGTTGCTGGAAGAGTAATTACTACTGCTCCTGCTAGTGGGACAAATTTGTCTTGCTCGCCTGCTGCTAGTGTTCTTGCACCTTCTGCTAGAGCAGTTGCAATTGTAGTAACAGAAGGAACGCCAGCCTTTGTTTGTGTTCCGTCGGTAAATGCTACGCCATTTGCTGCAACTGTTACTGTTCCAGTAAATGTTGGTGATGCAAGTGGAGCAAATCCTGAGATGCTTGCTCCTGCTGGGATTGTAACTGTTCCTGTAAATGTTGGTGAATCTGTTTTTGCGATTACAGAATAGTTTGTTCCATCAGTTGTAAATTCCCACTTATCAGTAGATTCGTTCCAACGAATCTGAACTGCTGTTGAATCTCCACGCATGATTCTTAGTCCAGCGTTTTCTGTTGGAGCACCTGTAGTAAAGTTACTATTTAGGTCGATAATGTTATCAGCCAATGAAATTGTTTCGCTGTTTACAGTTGTAGTTGTTCCGCTTACTGTTAGGTTTCCACCAACAACAAGGTTTCCATTTACTTCTGCATTATCATTAAGGTAAACTTTACCTGTGCCGTTTCCTGATAGAGATAGATCTGTATTTAATGTTTTGCTTTCTAATGTATTAGACTTAATACCGTTGCTAAATGCAATTCCGTTTCCGTCTGCGCTTGAGAAGTTTGCTCCTGCCTCAACGACTAGAGGTCCCTTGATATTAACAGAACCAGTTCCTGTTGGATCTAGTTCGATATTACCGCTTCCGCTTGTTCTTAGTCCAAGGTTTTCGTCAACATCAGCAGAAACAACAATTGCTCCTGAAACATCTTGAATAACCTTTTGACCATTAACATAAAGTGATCCTGGACCTACGTAGACATCTTTCCACATCTTTGTAGGAGAACCTAGGTCGTAAGTATTGTCTGTATTTGGAACTATGCTTCCACCTGCAGTGACTGCTGGTAGAACTACTGTTCCAGTAAATGTTGGTGAGGCTTTTGGAGCCTTTAGGTCAAGTGCTGTTTGAGTAGCAGGTGTAATGTATGTGGTGTCAAGATCAAAGTTTGATCCTACTGAATCCCATACAAGTCCTGTTCCTGCAAGTGCTGCTTGATCTACTTCTGCTCCATTAATAGCATTTGTAAGGTCTGTCTGAGTTACAAGAACTGATGTATCTGCAATTCCGTGAACATTGCTGGTATCTGCGTTGTGATCAGAAACTGCTGTTGAAATTGCTGTTCCCTGTGCAGTTGAAACTGGCTTGTTGGCATCTGATGTATTGTTTACCTGATCTAGGCCTACAGAAGACTTTGTAAGTGATGATACTGCTGTTGAAACTGAATTATTTGCTGCTGTTCCTGCTGCTGTGATTGCTTCAGATTTTGCTGTAGCAACTTCTGATTTAAGTGCTAGAAGTGATGTATCTGCAATTCCATGAACAGATGTGTCTGATTCGTGTGTTGCAACTGCGCTGTCTGCATAAGACTTTGTTGCAAGTAATGCAGTATCTGCAATTCCATGAACACCTGTTTGATCTGTGTTGTGTGCTTCAATTTCTGATTTAAGTGCTAGAAGTGATGTATCTGCAATTCCATGAACACCTGTTTGATCTGCGTTGTGTGTTGTAACTGCAGTAAGTGAGTTTGTTTCTGCTGCAAGTGCTTTTGTAGTTGCGTCTTGTGATGATGATGCTGCCGAAATAGCAATTGCTGAGTTTACTCCTGCTGTTGTTGCTAATGCTGATGTGCTTGTAATACCGTGAACATTTGTGGTTGCATTTGTGTGTGATGTCACTGTTCCAACAAAGTTAGCGTCATCTCCGATTGAGGCTGCCAGTTCATTTAGAGTGTCTAGAAGGCCTGGTGCACCATCAACGATTGCTGCTAGTTCGGCTGCGTTAGCAAAATATTGTAGGGCTGACCATGTTGATGATCCGTTACCCATCTTAAACTTACTTGTGTCGGTTTCGAATCCGATTTCACCTGCTGCTAAAACAGGGTTTGCAGCCGTCCATTGTGCTGCAGTACCTCTGCGCTGTTGCATTCTTGTTGCCATTTATATTATCTCCTTATGGGGGCTGCCCATTAACTTATCTTATTATAACATCAATTTTTAATTGAAGTTATCTACTACACTACCGCCATCGAATACGACTGTCCACTCTGTTGTAGAGGGTCCACCCGCATCCAAACCTACACCCAATGGGCTGTTGAATGATCCACCTTCATAGAACTGAGATACTATGAAACCAGTTCCATCAATTGCGGTATCGTGAATGTGCTGTGGTAAGTTATTTGTATCATCAATAGTTGCCTGGGTATACCACACTCCATTGTAATAAAAATTAACTCTATTTGTTCCAGTGTCTAACCACTGCTTACCATTAGTTGGTGAAGAGGGAGCATATCCTGATACGTACATTCCTGTTGAAGAATCTACATACTCCTTGGTTGCTGCGTGTGCTGCAATAGTAGGAGTTCCTACTGTTACGGCACCTCCAAATGTACCGCCGTTTGCTACGACTAATCCATTCTTGACTCTGAAGTCTTTATCGACTGTTGCCATTTACTGCTCCCTCTTCCAACTATTTTTATTTTTTATTAAGCAAGTAGTGTTCCGACAACAGTCACTGTTGAGGTGTTGTTGGCAGTTGTTACTAGAAGTTGTACATTTGCTCCCGAGATACCTGCTGAAACTGTTGCAAGTGAACCATTGGTTCCAACAATTCCGTATTCAGTAATTGCAATTCCATCAGTAGAATCAAGTGTTAGTAGTACCTTTGAAATTTCTGTATGATTTCCATTGGCAACCTTTACAAGGTATTCTGCTGAACGGTAGTCAGCCTTTGCGAAAGCATGTGCTGTCTGAACTCCTGCTGTTGGTGCTGATAGAGTTGCTGCAACCTGCTTAGCAACTGAGTTTAACTCAACTGCTGTAAAGTTTGGAACAACTGCTTCAAGAGCATCTACTGCACGAGCATTTGTGAAGTAAAGGTTTGAACCTTCTGTAAGGTTAGAAGTTGTAGAATCTGCTACACCGTTTTCTGCGGTAATAGTAAGTCCTGCTCCTGTACCTGTAATTGTAATGTTTGTAAGTGTTGCACCAGTCAAAAGGCTTGCTGCTGAAGACTTAGCACGAGCATCTGTGAAATACTGTGCTGTTCCTTCTGCTACATCAGATGTTGTAAGTGCATCTGCGTATGCAATTGCTGCAGTTTGTGCTGCATTAGCCTTTGAAGTAGCATCTGCTGAAGCAGTTGCTTCTGCACCTGACTTAGCATTGTTAGCCTTTGTAGTTGCGTCTGCTGATGCTGTAGCCTCTGCTGCAGTACGTGCAGCGTTAGCCTTGCTTGTAGCATCTGCTGATGCTGTAGCCTCTGCTGCTGCCTGTGCTGCGTCAGCCTCTGCCTTAGCAAATGCTGTTGTAGCAATCTGAGTTGTGCTTGTATCTGCTGCTGCTGTTGGGGCTGTAGGTACGCCAGTCAATGCTGGTGATGCCAATGGAGCCTTTGTTCCAACAAGAGTTGTAAGGTTTGAAACTGTATCTGGTGAATCGGCAAGTGCTGCAGCCAATTCGTTAAGAGTGTCAAGTGCTGCAGGTGCTGCGTCAACAACTGCTGCTACAGCATTAGTAATTGCTGTATTACGATTTGTAACCTCTGTTGAGATTGCAGATGTAATCGCAGAGTTACGGTTTGAAACCTCTGTTGAGATCGCTGTATCTGTGTAACTATTTGCTGAAGTTACTGCGTTGTTTGCCTTTGTAGTAGCATCTGTTGCTGCTGCAGAGATAGCCTCTGACTTTGCAGTGTTAGCCTTTGAAGTAGCATCTGCTGCTGCGGTGGCTTCTGCTGCAGTCTTTGCAGCATTTGCCTTTGATGTTGCATCTGCTGAAGCAGTTGCTTCTGCTGCAGTCTTTGCTGCTGCTGCAGCACCGATTACATCATATGATGCTGCTGTTGCAGAAATTGCACGAGCATCTGTAAAATACTTGTTTGTTGCGTTTTCTGCAAGGTCTGCAGTGTCATGGTTTGAAAGACTTGATACTGTACCAGTTACTGTTGCTGTAATTGTTCCTGCAGCAAAGTTACCTGATGCATCACGCTTTACAACTGTGTTTGCAGTGTTAGCAGATGTTGCTGTACCACCAATCAGACCAACAATGTAGTCTTGATCGTCTTGCTTCTTTGTAAGAACATTAAAGCCACCTACGGTTGCTGATGAACCTTCAACGACTAAACCACTCTTAATTTTAAAATCTTTATTTACTGTTGCCATTTTTTATATCTCCTTAGTTATGCCTTAAGTCCAATTCGTGCGTAACGAACTGTGACTGGCTTGATCGCAGGATCTGGAGTGACTGATATAGCCACGGTATTTCCAGTGCGAGAGACATTAATGGTGCCAATATTCCCATCATTGTCGATTGTGCCGTACTCGCTGACGTTTACATTTGTGCCGTCAACAAGAATTGTTAATTCAGTTGCATAGAACTTGTTGTCCCCTGCAGTGGTCTTTGCTATTGAAATAATATACTTGACCATTCTCCATACTGTGGCATCAAAGTTATCAATGACAGTTACGTTTTCTACAGAGTATACTGTACCCTCATTGTTACCCGCTGATCCCAAATCTGTTGCTTGAGCGGTTGCGGTATCAATTAAGTCTACATAGTTTTCTTGAGTTGGTCTATCACCTGTCTGAAACAGGGACTTTACGTTTGAAACTGATATTTTAGCCATGTGGTAATTATAACCCCCTTTTAATAATATTATTAAAGAATATAGTTGCTGTAGCCAATAACCTGTAATGGAATTGGCGCAGGGTTTGTTTTTGAATATCCAAACACACTTACGTTAATAAACTGAACTCTAAATGGCAAAACCTCTTGAACTCTTGCTTTTGGTTGTATGTGATCTATACGAACTCGTCTTAAATCAAGTTCCTGTACTTGTGCATGTGCTAATTGATGTGTTGGCATTACTGTGTTACGTCTTCAATAATAACCATTGACCCTTTGGCTACCGTCCAAACTCTACCTTCTGATAGAAGTTCTGTGAGTTGGATATCGAAGATGTCTCCTGTCTGAAGAAGTTCAGATTGTGAGGATGTAAGGTTTACAGTAAAACTTCCTTCTGTATCTTGAAACTCAATTGGCTGAGGGGACAAAGAAATAACAAGAGTTGCATTACGACGAATGTCCATCTTAACTTGCCAGTCTTCAAGAAGAAGTGGCTCTCTTGCATCGTTAGTTACATAAACACGAAATGCTGCTGAATCTCCACGAACGACTGTCCAACGAATTTCTGGTGGAGCAGCACCTAGTGCATAAGAGTCTGTGGGTTGATTTCTGAAGGTAGCCATAATGTTATTATATCACGACAAACCGTCTCTGAGTGCTCCCCAGGTACCGTTTCCTTTTGGATTAACAATTACCATGCCGTCAGTTCCTGGAAGTGCCACAACAGCAACGCATCTAAAATCACCTGTAGATGGTCTTTGTGAAACAAGGTTTCCAGAACTGTTTACATAAATTTTTGTTCCTGTAGAACCAAATGGTGTTGTGTTCATTTTTAAAAATCCAGAGGTAACAACAATTCCATTATTATTATTTGGTATTCTTGCTGGATTTGGATTTTGAAGATTGTCAGTTCCTTTTACTAAACCTAGAACTGAAGAAAGTGGATCATGCGATGGATTTGATGGATTATATTTTTCAACTGTTATCTGACCAGCAATACTTCCATTAATTGATACGGGTGTTCCAATTGCTATATCTAGGCCTGTAATATTTCTCACAAGTACTTGAGTTGCATGATATCCCAAGGGTGGCAAAATATTATTTAAAGCATCAACCATTACTTTAAAGTCTCCGTGCACGTTCACAGGATCTGAGGCAATAGGATATGACAATGATGTAGGATAGTTAGATGCATATTCTGGCATAATCTTTATTATACCACCCTCTAAAGTTGCTTTTTGAAAAATCTCATGCTATACTAGGTAGTAACACCTACCAGGGTGTTATTGTTTTCTAAGGAGGAAACTATGATTAAATTTATCGAAAGAAACAAAGAGATCATTAGCACACTCAGTATCGTATTAGTTGTGACTGTATTTTCGAATGTCGCTAATGCTACCACAGAACTAGATACTAAGAACAATCTTAGCCTTGAACAGGCTCAGACATCGGAAACCACCTCGAAAGAGGTTTTTTTGGTTTCTAAGGCTAAAAAACTAGAGAGTTTTGAGAACAAGGTTTCTCTGACTGATTTAGAACTAAAAGAACTGCTTTCGCTAGTAGGCTTCAAGGGTAAAGACCTTGTTGTTGCTTGGGCAGTAGCCAAAAAGGAGTCTAATGGTCGTCCATTGGCTTTTAATGGTAACCATAAGACTGGTGACTCATCCTATGGAATGTTCCAAATCAATATGATTGATGCCCTTGGTCCTGACCGTAGAACCAAGTTTGATCTTGACTCTAATGCTGAACTATTCAATCCCGTGAAGAATGCAGAGATTGCATACTACATGACAAACGGTGGAGACGATTGGTCTTCTTGGAAGGGTATCACCCCTAAGACAAGAATGTGGATGAGCAAGTTTCCCAAGTAACTTATAAACAAGATACCCCCTTGGAGAAATCCTTGGGGGTATTTTTATTGTTTAATATTAATAAATAATTTCTCCAGTTGCAAAATCTAGACCAGCAAATTTTCCATACTGATACAAAGGTCTTTCTGTACCAAGCAAGCCATCTCCAACTAGCCCCTCTGTCAATATCTTGTATACTATCTCTCTACTATTTTTATTCATCTCTTCAAACTTTTCAGGGAAATCTTGCCAAAATATTTTTCTTCTATTAATTTCAGGATTAGTCCAGTCATAGTATAGATGGTACATGAACTGTCTTTTAGGAACCATCAAGTCATACCCGTGAGTATATGCTCTTGCAGCCATTATGATTTCTTCTCCCCAAAATGCCATTTCTTTATTTGGTGGCATAAAGGGTCCAACTGTAAAAATACATCCAGCAGAGATAGATCTAGTAAAATATTCATCTCCACAACTCACTGCAGTTTGTGATGGAATTCTTAATTCTTTAAAATCTTCTGGCTTCTCATGAAAACTTATTTTAGTCCTATAGGATTCATCCATTACGTCAGTTTCTATTTCTGCAAAAGTGTTATCCTTATACCAGTAGTTACATGGATACATAGTAAGAAGAGGCTTATCTATTCCCTGAATTTTATAGTCTAGAAGAGAATGCATGGCTACTTCATCCCAGCCATCTATGAACCTTGAGTGTGAATCACATTGAAAATAAAAATCTTCATTATTGTAAAACTGATGAGCCAGATATCTACCAATGCCGACACCAACATTTTCAGGAACTTTACTTGTTGTATATTGTATGTTTGGCAAATCTGGAATATCTATTTCTGATTCATCTAGGTATGAAATATGAATTCCAAAGTTGATTTTATGATTTCCACTAGATTTTTCTAAAATATCTAGGATAGTTGGTTTAAGTTCGGCATCTCTATAAGAACTTATATTAACAAATATCCTTGCCATTAGTCACCCCAAATAGCATGTACACACGTTTTACAAAAACTATCAAAGGATTTTGCAGTCATCATTTTGTGCTCAATGCTCATCCAAATATCTGCAACAGGCTTGTCATTAATATTTCCAAAAACAGTTTCAAAGTCATAGTCATTGCAACATATAAAGGTGTCTCCATTAGCAGCAACATGTAGCCATCCATTTGGCCTTCCACCAACTTCTCTTCCATTTCCACATCCAATAACCTTTGTCTTACCTTGCTGTTCTTTTTCTCTAATTCCACCAATATTAGTAATTACCTGATGGGTGTCTAGGTGTCCATTTCTATCAACAAGATATGGCATTTCATAAACATTGAGAGACGGGAATCTTTCTTTCCATCCATTAGCCATTCTGGCAAGTGTTCCAGAGACTGGATCCATGTCCATTTCTGGAGCATTAACTAATTGCTG